TCAAGGGTACAACGTCAGGCACAGTTACTTTGACCGTTGCAGATGTAGCAGGAACGTGGACACTTCAACTTCCAGCTGACGATGGTAGTAACGGCCAAGTACTTACAACAAACGGCTCGGGTGTAACGACATGGGAAACACCAGCAGGAGGCGGAAACGTCTCAAACACAGGAACCCCACTCAACAACCAGATAGCAATCTGGACTGACGCGACGACCATTGAGGGTGTAGCAGGGCTAACATACGATGGTACAACTTTTGCAACTACGGCTATAACGGGCACTTCGTCTATTACATTAGGTACAAACGGTGGAACGGGTGGTTCTGTAAAACTCTTCGGTGCCACTTCAGGTGACGCAACTATCCGTGTTGCAGCGGCAGCAGGTACAGCAACTATATTCCAACTACCCGTAACAAACGGTTCTAACACAAACATACTTCAGACTGACGGTTCAGGGAATACCTCATGGGTTGCCAAGCCAGCTGGAACAATAACTGGAACTATTGCCGCAAACCAAGTAGCGTATGGCTCTGGTGCAGACGCAATACAGGGTTCTGCAAATCTCACGTTTTCAGGAACCGCACTTGCTCTTGCGGGTACCCAAGCTACTACAAATGCAGGAAATACTGCTCGTTTCATAAATACAACTGACTCAGCATCAGTTCAAGTTCTCCGTATTGAGGGCGACAGAGCAACACCAGCAGACAACGATACGGCATATGCCTCATTCATGCTCTCAAATGATGCTGGAACTCAAATAGAATTCGCTCGTCTATCAGCTGTAGCAGAGGACGTTAACGCAGGAACATCAGAGGATGGTGCTATGTTGTTTGGCGTTATGACAACTGGTTCGTTGGTAGACCATGTGCGCCTGAGCACTACTTCGTTTAGACCAATCACAAATGATTCGCATACGCTTGGAAGTGGAACAAACAGTTGGTCTGACCTATTTTTAGCTTCTGGCGCGCTCATAGATTTTGCAAACGGAAACAGTGTAATAACACATTCTTCGGCTGTCCTGACAGTGTCAACAGGCGATTTACGTGTAACGACCGCAGGAACAAACTCAGCATCAGTGGTTACGGTTGGTGGGACTCAGACGCTTACCGCGAAGACACTCACCTCTCCAACAATCAATGCGGGTACGTTGAGTGGCATATTTACCCTTGCTGAAAGCACCTCCATTGACCTTGACCCGTCGCTTTCAGATCAAGCATGGACAGGTATCACAAGGACAGGTACAGCAGGAGCAACCCTCGCGTTTGGTGACCTTGTGTATCTTTCTTCTGCTGACTCACGATGGGAACTAGCTGATGCAGACGCAGCAACAACGTCTGACCGTATGCTAGGAATGGTGGTGCTAGCTGCAGCATCGGACGGCGACCCTACACGTATACTCCTTATGGGCAACATTCGCGCTGACTCTGCCTTCCCTGCAATGACAATAGGCTCTGCAATGTATGTAGGAGAAACCGCAGGAGATATTCAGGTCGCAATACCGACTGGAGCAGACAATGTTATTCGTCGCGTTGGTTACGCTCTGACTGCTGACGAGCTGTACTTCAACCCGTCGATGGACTCACAGATAACGGTAGCATAGTATGAATCACAAATTACTTACAGAGTTTACAACCTTCTGCAACACGCACCCAGAACTTACTTTCTGGAGAGCATTGTTGCAATGGGTGCAGGAAAAGCACGATAAAGGATTTGCGCGACTTCTTTTCTATAAAAACAAACACCTATACGACACAGTGAACTGGACTGGTGAAGATAGTCCTGTGGTTCTCTTCAAAGATGACGTAACGATAAACGTCATTCACAAGGAATAATATGGCAACACAATCACTGGACCTGGAGCTTTCATCAAGTCAATATGCTACGGCAAATGATTCTACTTCGTTGTCCATTACGGGCAGCATCAGCGTAAGGTTATGGATTAAGCCGGAAGCTTTTGGTGGTGGTGGTCCTTGGGTAGTTGCGTCAAAAGTAAATGGTTCGATTAACGGTGGGGGGTGGTTGATGAACTTCGAAGATGTCGGTGCAGGGGTAATCTGTCTTGGTTTTCAAATAAATGGCGGTGGAACAATTACTTCCCGTGGAACAACGGATTTTGCAGGACTCACAGGAACGTGGGTTGCGGTTGCAGCAACGTGGACTGCTGGTTCTGGGAACTCATCAAAACTATTTGTTAACGGAGCTGAACAGTCATATTCGGCACAGGAAACTGGTCAGAGTGCTATTACTGACACCAACACGGCAACGTATGTTGGGGCACAAAATAACTCTGGTACCCCGATTCGATTCTTTGATGGGAAGGTATGCCAAGTTGTTATTTACAACACAGATATTTCAGGAAGCATTGCAAGTACTTACGATACAATTGTCGATGCAGGGACTGGAGTCGTTGCTTCGTGGCAATTTGATAACAACGGACAAGATGGTTCAGGAAACCTAAACACAATGACCCTGCAAGGGTCTCCATCTTATTCAGTAGATGTACCTACTCTTGATACACAAGCAACAGATACGTCCATTGACCTCGAACTTTCTTCGAGTCAATACATGACTCGTGCTGACACAACTTCTCTTTCAATCACAGGGAATCTTACTCTCGAAACATGGGTGAAGTTTGAAACACTCCCTGGAACAATTGGTACTACATCGCGTCTCTTAAACAAGTTTCATTCAGGTGGGTCTAACCGAGGAAATTATGAATTGTATGTGAACACTGATAATAAGCTCGGTATGATTTATTCTGCAAACGGTACATATGATGGTGGTCAATACACCGAACGTCTCCAGGATACTGCATCAATGACCTCTACTGGAACGTGGTACCACGCAAAAGGTACCGCAGCTGTTGCGACAGAGGTTATTACTTTATATGTAGATGGGGCATCGGTTGCCTCAACTAACGTTGCCACAGGAGCAACAGCCATTGGTGACCAAGGTTTTGAAATCAGTATTGGAGCAAGAAACGAGAACGGTACATACGCAGGATTCGTTGACGGAAAAATGTGGCTTGCGCGTATCTGGTCAGAGGTTCATTCCACTGACGATAAGTGCAACATAAAGGCTTCGGGTACTTCAAACATGGCTGCGCAGTGGATTTTGAATACTTCCTACCTTGATACATCAGGAAATAACAACACGATGCAGGCATTTAATGCTCCTGTGTTCACGTCAGATATACCGAGTACGTGTAGTGTTTCTGGTCCAACTAACCTCAAATCCCTCGACACCAACCTGAAAGCAAACATCAAATCGTACAATACCAACGTGCTGGCAAATATTAAAAGCATTAACACGAATGCATGAGTAACTACGACCTATATTTGCAACATACAGCTGAGTCTTTCCTCAACATTTTGAGGCACTTTGATGTGAAAATCATTTTTACTGTAGGACTGGTGGCATTTGAGTTTCTTTTTGGTCACAACAATATTGTTTTCATAAATGCAATCATCGGACTTGTGGCATTGGACTTCTTTGCGGGGATTTTCGCAGCGAAAAAGACTGGTGAGAAGATAGAAAGCTCTAAGGCAGCAAAGACAATCTTCAAACTAGGGGCGTACTCTATCGTACTTGCAGCCGCGCATTTACTTCAGACAACATTCACTTTTGAGGTCTTTTCAGAAGAGGCAACCATTGCATTCATTGGAGCGACAGAGTTCATTTCAATACTGGAAAAAATAGGAAAGGCTGGATACCCAGTACCCCTGAAACTTTTAGATAGCATGACAAAATTACGAGATGACCAGAAGGTAGCAAAATAATATGGCATATAGGTTTGAAAAAGAGGATAACGGAGAGTACGCGCTCGTCATAGACGGATGGTCAGACGGTATTGCCCCTGACCCGTATTCGGGCATGAACCGTATGTTCTCAGTCAACCTAAACGTTCCAGGTGAGGTATCTGTAGGTTATCCCATAACCACGTCCACTTTGAGTGGCGGGGGCTCTTCTCTGGGCGATCCGATAGCACGAAGCACGCGTTGGTTTGGCTATGGAACACCAGGAGTACCTTCAGGCTCCCCTCAGTCCTACGCAATTTTGGACGTAAACGGACGCGTTTGGGAGTCACCGTCAATGACGGGCACGTGGACGTTTCTTTCAAGCAGTAACTCAGTAACAAACTCTTCTGCAAATGATGGGCTTATTTATTGGTCAGGCTACCTCTTTAAGACAAGAGGAACAGCAATAGACTATTGGAACAACAGCGCGTGGGACTCAACGTGGGAAACGGGCTTGAACTCCACAGCAAAGCACTACATGTACGTAGGAAGTGACAACGTTCTGTATATCACAAACGGAAACTATATTGCTACGCTCGCACTTGCCGACCCGAGTACCCCAACATCTTTTGACCCTACAAACTCAGCAACGTATGTCCTTACGGTAAACAAACTTCAGCTACCTTCTAACGATGAGGCAATTTCTCTTGCAGAGGTAGGTGGTGGAAATAGCCCGCGCTCCACACTTCTTATTGGTGGTGTTGCCAATGCAATCTACCCATGGGATAAAACTTCTCCAAACTTCGCACTACCTATTTACGTGGGAGATTCATACATAAAGAACTTAGTGTCAGTCAACCAAAACGCCTTTATCTTTACAGGTAATCAGGCGGGGCGTGGTCGTATTTACATCACAAACGGTTCACAGGCCGAGGAGTGGTTCAAAATGCCCGACTATCTGTTCAATGTGAACGAGCCTTACTTTAACTTCGGTGATGCTATCTTTCACAGGAACAACCTTATCTTTGGATGTTTCGTAAACAGCAACGCCCTTGCGGTGCAGAACTTCACTCAAATCTATGCAATAGACATAGCAACAAAGGCATTTCGTTCGCTCAGCGATATTAGTGCTGCTTCAGGACAGGCAAGTGCAACCGCACTTCTATCTACTCAAGGACAATCGGTATCAGGATTTGGCTACATCGTAGGGTGGGATGATAACGCTTCAACACCAGGCATAGGATATGCAGGAACAACCGTGGGAACTGGAAGCGCCACTATAAACACCGACCTCATGCCTGTTGGTAGTTTTACCATTAAGAAGTCGTATACAAATCTCGAGTTTAAGCTCAGATCGCCCCTTGCAGCAGGCGAGTCAATAATCATTACTCCTATTATCGACGGTGTTTCTGCTACTAACCTTTCATTCCAACCAACCGTTACAACTGGCTCTATATCAGGAGTCGGGAATGTAACCTTTGAAGGGGCGCAGTGGCTTCAATTCCAAATCTCTATGACAGGAACGAGTGCTTCCTCGGGTGTTCGTCTTAAAGAGCTACGCCTTAGATAAAATGGAAAAGCAAGAAATCATACAGCTTATTGAGTCAAAAATTGCTCAAGTGCAGACTAGGGAGCTTTTTTCGCCTGCGAAAACGCCATTTCATACCCATAACAACCTCGATGCCCCAAGGATTTCTTTCTCTAACTTAATAAACGCCCCGCAGACTTTTGTAATAGCAGCCGACACAAATGGAACAACGAACGTCAATGTATTTGGTGCTGGTGGTGTACCCTATAACCTTACGATTACGGGAGTATGTCTGATCTCAAAAGATACAACAGCAGGCAACATCACTGTCCTTCGGGGCGCTTCCACAGTAGCCACAATCGCTAAGGGAGTGACGGCGGGTGCTATGGTGGGCGCTACATCACTCGCAAACACCTCATACACAATAGGTCAGGCTTGCCAAGTAGATTCATCCACAGCTGGAAATGCTACTGTTTTTATCACCTATGTAGTTTAATGCGACTATGCGTAGCTTCACATCTTTAACTGGAACTACCACCGCTTACGCCTATCCAGGCAGTTTTTGCGACCTTTCACAGAACAATTCAACGGCAAACGTCAACCTTGCCAAGATTTTAATCAACGCACAGCATAGGTATTACCTCCAAAAATACTTCGATAACGAGAGAACATACACCACCCTTACCATAGGCGCTGAGGACTTGGTTACTACTGGGGCTCTTTCTGTGGGGGCTTTGTCTGCAACGCTGACCACCACGTGGACTTCAATCACGTGCCAGCAGTTAGTGGTCTTTTCTTCAGGGGAACAGCGCACGGTTACATTCACTCAAAACTCAACGAATATCTTCTGGCAGACAGGACTCACCGAGGCGGCAACAACAGCCATTTCAACTGTTGGCGTTCAGTCGTACCCTATTCCTGCGAATGTCTCTAAAATCAAGAACGGTACGATTACCGTGGGTCAGTTGGTGTACACACCTGCTCCCGTGCGCTCGATCCAAGAGTGGACGATGTTGAATGCGCTCCCCTACACCTCAGACATTCCAAACCTCTACTACATCTATAACAATCAGGTGAACTTTTGGCCTATACCATCATCTTCAGGGAACCTCATTTCATTCAACTATCAGGCGAAAGTACCTGACATGACGTATGCTGATTACACTACGGGTACAATTTCAGGCGCTACGGTCGGCTCTAACTCAATAACTGGGTCTGCTACTTCATGGACTTCATTCCCACAAAACGTTGACCTTTCATACGTGAACTTGCAGTTCAAACTAGACCCACCTGATGGAGACGGGCTCTATTACCCTATACAGCGCTTTACGTCAGCGACCGCCCTCTCGCTCAACCTCCCAATGGTGAACGTAAACGAGCTCACCAGTGCGACGTATCTTATCGGTCAGTACCCACTATTACACGAAGACTTCCACGATATCTTGGTGTATTCCGCACTCAAAATCTACTACTCCTCAATCGTGAAAGACGAATCAAAGTTCAAGCTCTACTCGGCTCTTACAGAGGAAAGAGAGAACCTCATGAAGTCATACCTTGGTACAAAGAGCGTAAACGTCGACCTCGGTACACAACGAGTACCTGCAAACCCCAACCTTTATATTTACGCTCAAGAATAATTAAAAACATGATTTCAAATCTCGTAAGTCAAATAAGTCAGCCAGTGGGAAATCCTAAGAACTGGCTCAATAAGTTTCAGGCAAAGCCTGTGGCGAGCACGCAACCGAACCAGTCTACGGTTCAGGGAGCTATTGGCCCTGCATTCCCCACAAAGACACAGCCAACTGTAGCTGCGCCCAAACCGACCGCAGGAGCAGTACGCCCCGTTGCACAAGCTCCACAGCAGCAAATGGCAACCCCTTCTGGGCTTCAAGTAACAGGCAATCCTGCTACATACGCTGGCGTTGCACCACAACCTTCTTCTACAAGTCGAGGTTTATTCTCTGATGTGGCTTCTTCTTTGGCAAAGCCTCAGGTTAATCAGATGACACAGGAATCATACGCCCGCGCACAGAAACTCGCAGAGGATTTGAAAACAAGCCGTATGAATCAGGCAACAGGTGAAGCACAACAGCGCCTTGCGCCTATACCAATAGGCGATGCTACAGGCCGTCAGGCGGTATTACGTCAACAGTATGAAACACAGCAGTCGGCTCTTTCAGGACAACTTCAAGCTGAGTCAGCTCTTGCAGGATTGGGTATACAACAGCAGGGTCTTGAACAGTCTGCTCTTGGTACTGTTGCAGGGCTTGCTCCTGAAGCTACTCGCTTTGAAACCTTTGGTGGTGGATCTCTATCTCCTCAAACACGTGCTACAAAATTGGCACAGCAAGTACGTTCAGGTCTTATAAGCCCACAGGCAGCAGAACAGCAAATGAACTCACTCTATGGTGGGGCGGGTGCTACGTTCTTGAACCAAGCGCTTCAGGGCGGTGGCTTTAACTACAACACGGCCACGGCGCAAGCTGCGTCTCAGCAATCAAACGTACAACAGGCAGGTACCGCACAGGTAGATATTGCTCGTCAGGGCTTGCAACAGGCAACGCAGGACTATGTGAATATGACTGGTGCAGCTCAGTTTGCAGATCAGCAGGCAGGTGCTGTAGAGCAGATACTTGCTAAAGCAGGACTGAACAATGTTTCGTCTACGGACTACAACAAAGCTTTGAACAACCTCAAATCCCGCTTTGGTGATACCAACTTTGCTGCGCTCAATACAGCCCTCATCGAGGCACGAAGCGCATACGCAAACCTCCTTTCAACAAGTGGTCAGACCCCTAGCGGTAACGAAGCACAGGCTATTCAAACATTGGATATCAGCCAGCCAGCCTCAGCTATTAGAACCTCTATCCAGCAGTTGGAAAGCGCCGTTGCAAGACGTTTGCAGGCTCAAAACTCAGTACGTCTCCAGTACGAACAAAATCTCGGTGGTGGTCAATCTTCAACAGGAAGCGCTCCGACAGGTGCTATTACTTGGGATAACATAGGAGACTAACGTGGCTGTTCCACAAGACACATCACAGCTTGATCCAAAGGTGGTCAAGGTTATGTCCGCTATTAAGAAGATAGAAAGCGGTGGTGATTATAATGCAGTAGGTGACTTAGACAAGGGCGTTTCACGTGGAGCGTATCAGTTTAATAGGGACAATTTTAAGTCATGGGCAGGTGAGCATGGTCTTGATCCTAATGATTTTTCTCCAGCGAATCAGAATAAGGTTGCGTATGCACGCATTAAGAAACTCAAAGACGAGGGCAGACAACCTGAAGAAATAGCTGCTATTTGGAACGGGGCAAGAAAGACCCCTGAGGGAACGTATACATACATAGACCCTAAGTACGGTGAGAAGTTTCGTGCTGCTCTTGGCGCTTCAGCGTCCGCACAGTCTTCAGGTCTTGGTGGCAATTACGCACCCCCGCCTGAAGTAAAGTCATACGAGTCCGTTTCACAAGAAACGCAGGGGGCTAAAGAGAAACCCTTTTTGCAGAAAGCAGCAGAGTTTGTATTCCCTATTTTGGAGGAAAAGGAGCGAACGCCATTGCAGACGGTAGGTGATGTTGGCCTCTCAGTGCTCCCGTTTGTACCTGGGCTCGGTCAGGCAGGTTTAGCTGCGAAAGCAGGTGGTACGGTGGCTAAAAGCGTTGTTCCTAAAGTCCTTACAGGTTCTATAGCAAAGAATGCAGGACTAGGATACGGCGCTGGTGTTGCTTCAAAACTGTCAGAAGGTTCTTCAGTTCCCGAAGCACTTGCCCCGAGCCTTGAAACAGTAGGCGGTGCGATTGTGGGTGGTGGTACGGCGGGTCTTTTGAATAGATTTGGTGGGGGCGCACAGGGATTGAAACAGTCCGCAGCAAAAGATATTGAATCTGTACTCTCCCCTACCACGAAACAGAACAAGATAACCACTCAAAAGATAACTGAACGCCTTTCAAAAGAAAGCCCGATTGCAATGAGTCGTGGTGCTTTGTTGGAGAAATACGAAGACAAGCTCGGTAAAATAGGAGAGGAATTGACTCAGGCATACGATGAATTACCCGCAGACGCTCAGTTCGAGGTCAGTGGGCTATTGGGTACGTTGAACCAAAAGATAGATGATTTAACCATAAATGGGGTAGTGCCCTCAGCTGCGAAAGCGAAAGTAGATGCGTATCAGGACATGATGAAAGACCTCGTACAGGCTGGTATACGAGTTTCAGATGACGGCTCTCAGGTCTTTTCAGACGTTGCAAACATTCGACGTTTAAGACAGATTCTCGACAAAGGTAAGCGTAGCTTCTCGTTTACTGATTTTGATTCAGCGCGTCAGGAGGCACAAAAGACTCTTGCTAATTCAATCCGCAGTGAGTTTGGGAAGCAGTACCCCGATATTGCAAAGATAAATAAGGAGTTCAATTTCTGGTCTAATGCCACTGAGGTATTGCAAGCGGCGATTGACAGAAAGACGGGACAGTCTGGCTTGATTCGTAAGGGTATTGCAGCAGGTATAGGTATGGGCGCGGGCTCACCTGCGGGACAGCCATTACTTGGAGCAATACTCATGAAGTCACTTTCTGACTTTATAGACTCCCCTGGGTTCAACCTCGTTTCGGCACGTATTAAGTCTCAAATAGCAGACGCTATAGGAAAAGGTAACTACGGTGTCGCAAGTCAGTTGATACAGACAGCAATGAAAACAGCGCCTGTGGCTGGCGCTTTGGGTATTCAGGGACTTATTTCTCCTACGATGTCTGAGTCTACTCCCCAAATAGGCGGTCTGTAAACTTCCAGATAAGCTGAAAGACAACGAATGTAGCAAGCATTTCCATGCTTACTCAACCAATCCACCTGTGTAGGTGAAGGTCTTTTGTATTTCAGGGTGGCCTGACACGGTAAACGTTACCTCATATTCGCCCTCCACTGGGTTGAAGATACTCACGGACTGATGGTTTTTTATGTTTCGCTGCGAAACTTTTTCTATGACGTAGCCGTTGTCTGTGTTGCTGTATCCACTGTATTCCATCTCAACGGCATACTCACCACCGCGCTCATCGTTCACAAACGGCGTAAAGGTGAACACACGCACATGCTTCCCCCTACCAAGCGCGTCATGGCGTATAGAGGGTGTCCCCGTTCTCACCTGTAGAAACGGCACAGCTTTAGTCTGTACTTCCTCAACGTCAGTAATTACTGCCCCACCGCCTGTAGGCACTCTTTCAAGACCTGCAATTCCCATACGTGCATTATACGTGTCTATGATGGTGTTCAGTAACTCGACTGTGAGTAAATTGTTCTGCACCAAGGCAACCACGATACGCGCCAAAGACTCGCGCATTTCAGCGATTACAGCCTCATTCGCAAAAGCAACCTGAGGTACAAGAAAGGCAAAAAGCCCAAAAACCGCGAGAGTTCGTTTCAATCGGCTCATAGGGCAATCCTACCATATACCGCCTATCTGTCAACTGTGTACAAACTATTGCAGTGGATTACTGGAGGAGTATCATATTCGAGTATGGCACCCAGCTATATCGCCACAGTTGCAGCGCTTTTGGCTCAAGTTCTCAAACTCATCGGTATAGAGGTGGGCGATGAACAACTGACAAACGCGATTGTAACTATAATCACAATCGGAGCAGGCCTTGTAGTTGTCTTTCGACAACTTACAGAGGGTCGTTCCAATTTGTTTGGCGTTAAACCGAAATAGCACCCGATCGCGTTCCTTAGTCGGTTACGCGCAATCGTAGAGACACGGATGAACTACCTATAATTTAACCTTACGAAACTTGCATTACTCGGTCTACTCATACTTTCGCTTGTAAGCCCCGTATACGCCTTTTCTCCTGCTCCAGAACCCCTTGTATGGCCTGAGAGCCTACCTGAACGGGAACAGGCCGTAAAAGCTATTTTAAGCGATTACGGGGCACGTATAGGAGCTTCCACTGCTCAACAGGTCTTAGCTTATAAGATAATCAAATGTGAAAATGCTCCGCTTGAACCCACTCTTCAAAGCCAAATCATCAACAAAAAAGGAGAACAAGAGCCCTCATACGGGCTCGCACAGATACACCAACCTAGTCATCCGCATATTCCTTTACGGGATTCTACTGACCCTCTTTATTCAATCAATTTTGTACTATCGCATGTCGTAGACGGCGAAGCTAATATGTGGACCTGCGGACGTAAAATACAGCGTCAGGATAAAACCTGACGACACAACAGTAGAAAGGGGCGGAGGTTGACCGCCCCTTTTTATTTAATGAGTGAAATGTTTATCTTCGGGTCTTCTCTGTGTAAATCAGTCGTCCACGGTGTACCACAATCAAAGCAATACCACTTCTGCTTCCAGCCCGAGGCAAGTGGTCGTGGGCCATTCTTTCTAATCTCTTTTGACATACAAGTCACACTCGGGCAGTGGTCTAGCTTGCGTGTGAAGTGGTTGGCGATTGTTTTATTCTTCCCATACCCCGCCATAGAAGCCCAGAGTGGGCGCAGCACTTCAACGTCGTTGCGACAGTACTCTCCCATTTTCTCCCAGCCTTTACCTTCCTCGATAACCGCGTCCCACGCGCCAAGACCTCCAGCGTCTTTCTTTTGTGGCAAGCCTCTGTATTTCAACATGTGGTTCAGTTTGTAACTTGCAAGGAAAAAAGCTTTCTTCGCACGCTTTCGGGTATCCTCTTGGTCAAAGCCTTTTGGGGCTGGCATACCATACGCCCAGAAACGAGCCATGAGCAGTGGCACGTCAAACTTGTCTGAGTTCTGCCCGATAATCACTTCATGACTATTCATTAACTCCCACGCTTTCTCTACAACACCCCTGTCGTTGATATTGAAAATCCCTGGCTTGTATCCTTTGAAATCTTTAAGGCACACAGACTTTGCTTTCTTATCGCTGTGTTTCATGAACCCGACCATAATCACGCGGGTATCCTGAATGATGTCAAGTATGTCTACGTTGTACGTTCTATGCCCCCAAAACTTCCCCACGGCGTAACTGGTTTCACAATCTATGTATAAAGCCTCAGGGTTGTGGCTCTCAATCGTATCTTTCTGTTTTGCTACCCACTTTTCATTCACTGAGGTTTTCTAGGCTAATAATCGTACCCATGGGGATGATGTCGACGTTCGATATCTCGTTGTCCTGTATCGAACCCGCTAAGATTAAACACTCTTTCAAGTGGTAGGTTTTGACTCCAATAAAATAACCCACTGTTTTCACGGTGGGCGGTTCTTCTATCTCTTGTATTTTAATCCACGAAGGCTCACTTATGATGTCAACCCATTTGACCTCAACCTTTGTGCCTACGGGTAGGTTCATTTCTTTTTTATTCCTGGTCTTGGAGGAAGTTCGAGTTTGACTTGGTGAGTAACGAGAGAGTGCAAGGAAGCCTTGAAGTTGTTTCTACCTTTCTTTGGCGTTCTTCGTGGGGGTTGTTCAAATTTCTTCATGGTCTAGGTGGATGAAAATCGACTGGACGTCTACCCTGACAGTTTACTTTTGGGCACTTCGCATCAGAGCGCGGTATACCGTTCATTCCACAAACACACTGCCAAGTTAAATAGTTAGGGGGCTTAATCGGGGAAGCCTCGGCCATGTAATTACGGTAGCACGTTTTTTCGCTGCGAAACTATTTTGTAGACCACCACTGTGCATAACGAATGATACTTTTCACGAACGGCCCGAACTCTGCCAAGTCCTGCGCTGAAGTCCAATCAAGATACGGTATCGGGTCGTGGCTTCTATTCGCGTCTACGTTTGTATCTAGGTATGTCACCTGTGCGCCGTTGTAATCAACTCGATAGAGTCCAAGGTGTAGGTGTGGGCCAGTAGAAAAACCTGTGTTATCTCCCACCATAAACAATTCTCCTAAAGAAACGTCATCCCCTGCTTTGACAAAGATTTTCTCACCATGAAAAAAGGCGAGCATGGCGTGACACTCTTTATCTCCTATCTGTAACTTGTCTTTTGAAATCAAATAGCACTCATTTCCCCCTCCGTTTGGCGTGTATCTCGTTAGGTGGACTTTGAAGCCCTCTACGGGGCAATAAATGGGGAATTTGGCTATTCCTGGGGTTGGTCGGCAGTCCAAACCATTATGACGGGTGAAACCAAACTGCTCATATGCAGTGTTATGTTCACCCCATGTCTGGGTGATGTTAAACGGCTCAAAAGGGATATGAATTTTTAGGTTCACTTTTTGTGATTTTACCATGCCCTGTAATGGTTACAGGAGTTGTACACAGCAAAAACCCCCATTGACGCGCTTGGAATGGGGGTGTATGCTTTTCTTAATTGGCTACCTCTGGCGGGGTGGCTATTTTCTTTTCTCGGTGCGGTTTGAACTTCTCTCCGCTACGAAGCCTCTTTATCATCTCGGTAAACTTCCGTCCATGCGAGAGATACGGGAAGCGTAGGTGTACGAACTCGTGAGCGAGCGTGTCTTTTGCTTGCTCGGTGTCCATATTCGGGTTAAGCCATATCAGGTTCGCCTTTTTGTAGGCGACCCCGTAGTACTTATTCCCGAAACTCCTGAGCCGTTTGTATTGCGGTTTCAGGATGTCCTTAGCCCGTTGTCTGTTAAAGACTACGAGAGGCATTTGAGGGAGTGAACAGAGTTGGGTGAATCGCGGGATGAGCAATTTTATTGCTGCCGCGACATAACCCTTTGGTTCACGCCTGTGTTTATATTTCATTGTCAAAGAGCGCGTCAGGAAGGGAGTTATAAAACCTTCCTCCACTACCCATTATACCAAATCGTCAATTTGACTTTCTCTAAAATGCGTGTTTTTCGTATTCTTGACCGCTATGTTGAGCCGTAAAAGTCTTACGATTGCGACTGTATAACTTTTCCCACCGCACAACAGAGCCACCGACTTTCTCGTTTTTCAAAAAGTGACCGCGCAGTTAAGCCCTGATAAAGTATTTTTTGGTTACAGGAGATATCCCCTACTTACCTATGGGCGGGTTAATAACATTCACTCTATGGTTGCGTGGACAGCCAGTACGGTGAGTGCAAAAAACATAAAACATCCTGCAAAAAACGATTCTTGCCAAAAACCAAAAAAACAACCTGACGCAAATGCTACAACTATTGCTGTAAATCTATTTTCCATACCCCTTTATTTCTCCGAGGGCTGATAAAATCTTTTCCAACATTCTTTCTACCCCTGCTTGCGCGTGATTTCCTTTTTGTGTTCTTACCCAGCCCAACTCTATTTCAACTATCTTTTTTGCTTTCTCCTCCGTATCCCTCACCGCTTCCTCCCTTACTTTTTGGATAAACTCTTCCACGTTTTCAGCCAGAGTAATATCTTTCATTCGACGCACGGTTTCTCCAGTTTCCAATACGTCTATGCGGGTAAACCTATCATAGAAATACACCCTCCAGTCGTTTGTTTGGTTCACCCCATTCTCCTTAACTAGTTCATTTTGAAAGTCGGGGTTTTTTGAGCACGAATAGTCGTGGTAATTGGTTCGCCCATAAGAAGACACAAACTCACATTCGGGGCACTTGTTTGTTTCCATAAGTTATTTCAGGAGTGAGTTAAACAAGAACCGATAATAAATCTCAGCCCCAATCCAGTAAAAGACCGCCAGATAGAGGGGGTAGATTGTTGCGTGCCATACCCACAAAGGAATAGAACCGCCAGTTTCAATGAAAACCGCGCGTTTTCTAAAATATGCCCTTATTTCCTCTAACTGTGTTTTGGTCATAGAGGCATGAAAGGAAGCCAATAAGCGAACCCGAGTCGGAAGAGGTATGGATGAGCGTCACCGTTTTTGTTCGGTGCTTCGTAAGGTCGAAAAACTACAAACTCTACCGCACGCCAACCGCCTTCGTAAAAGCGGTGCGAGGGAACATTGAAGCCCATAGAGAATTGCCAGTAGATTTTTCCTATCACGGGCGAATCTTTTATGTTTGATATTTTCATACTATTTACGTTTAGGTGTGGGGGAAGGCAAAGAGCGCATTTCAAAACTTCCGTCATCAAAAAAGTCTACCTCGCCCGTGATATTACCCTTCTCATCAGTGAGCAATCCGCTTTCTACTTTCACCTTACTAGTTTTGGTGGTCATACAGTACAGATTAAAGGAGCGTCATAACGCGGTGTGAAAGAATGGTAAATGCAAAAGCCGAACCTCAAGACAAGCCCGAGAATAAAGATTATTACGACCGCGAAGATTATTTTTTCCATTGTCCTCATATACACCCCCTTATTACAAGTTACTAATTAAGGTTAGACCCGCCCTTGGTCATTTCAAATGTGACGTATGTGGCATCATCTCCCGTTGCCGAGAACTCTACCGCCGTTCCGTCCGTAAACTCGAGGCGATAGATACCCTCGTACTCTGGCACATGCCACGCCCTCTTTACGGTTTTTCCAACTAACAACTTAAACTTTTTTGTGTTCATATCCTCACCTCTACTTCTTTAACTGTGTTAAAAGGCAACGTCTGGGCCTTCGTTTGCGGGATAATCTGCTTTTTTCGCTTGCGAAAGACCTTGCGAAAGACGAGGAATGACCTGATCCTCCGTGTACTTAATCAAGAACTTGCGAGCGCGTAGATAGAAGATTTTCCAGTCTTCCTTGGTGTATTCAGCCACATCACCCTCTGGGGTAGGGTAGCCATTCAATGCAACCTTCTTTTCTGAGTCGTAGAAGTGATTTTTGAGCTTTACAGTAAACTTGTCTTCTGCGTCGCGGTGGGTTATTTCAACACCACGAACCTCTTTGCCAGTCTTTTCATCGGTAAACGAATACGGTCTGATACGCACTTCTTGCGACAAATCGACGTTCGGTAGCAACTTCAACACACTCTCACCATAGTTTGACTCCACGTTGAACTGCACAATCGGGCTCTTACCGTTGTCATCAGGATCAAGAGTAAGGTTTAAGGTCTTTCCGTAATCACCCTCGCGGAACTCGATGTTTTGTATCTTTCCAAAGAGTGCTGCGAACTTCAACTCATACTTCACGGCCTTACCGCCGTCTTTTGTTTCATACTCACGCGCGACCGCTTCAGGCGTTCCTTCCTCAACTTTAGTGCGGAATGAGCCATCAATGACAGTGTAATAAAGGGCATTGGACTGTTTTTCTGCTCCTGACATATTATTTTTTATTGAAGCTTGATAAGTACTTATAAATCTCTACAACGTGAGCGAATACCTCCTTGTAGCCCTGCACATTTTCTATTGTTTCAGGCTTCAAGGTCTTACCGCCGAATGGGATTATAATAAGTTTCCCAATCTTCAGCGGTTCGTTCCACTCGCTTCCGTCTGCATTTCCCCAGCCTGACTCCTCTACTTGATAGGCATACCCCGCGCATTGTACAAACTGATTGAAGTAAGCCTCCTTAGAGCTCTTAAAGTCAATTATAGCAAATGTACCGTCATTCATTTCGGCTACGCAGTCGATAACACCACCAACCCAAAGGGTCTTTGAATAGGTGTTTTTCTCTGCGAAAACGAAGCGCTTGACGTTTGCGTTAGCCCATTCAGCAAACTTCTGCACCTTTTCCCACGCCTCGTCCTTCGTATCTGCGTCATTCAACAACTGCGGTCTGCCGTCAAAATCAGTAATCATGCGAACAACATACTTCTCCATGTCCGCATGCATATCCGTACCCTTGTCGGCAGCCTTCTGGCGCACCTTTGACCACGCGCTCACAGAGTCTTTTATCTGCTTCCCAGTAACAAGGTAGGTATCTTCAAAGTTCACTCCTTCCAATTCGTAGATTGGCTTTCCTGCAAGTGCAATATAGTCTGCCGCGCAGGAAGCCCCCCACTTCGCAAGAAACGGTGGCATTACGTCTTTAATGACGGTAGACGTACCCATAAGCGGTTGCCCGTCTAATGAGTGAACGTGTGCGCTTTCGTTAAATGTGTACATAGTTATTTTATATAAACTCCTGCCTCTACCTGTCTATACTGCGCGTCCTCAATCCTCTTTGCTTTGTTGCGTTTTGCCGACAGAGCAAAGAACAGTTTTCTCTTTCGCTGCGAAACTTCATTCTGCATATTGTTCTTCTAATTTTGTAAACTTCTCAAACTGGGGTGCTGTGCCAATCCATTCAGGCGTTGTCGAGTCATACGCCCCTGAAAGCAACAGTCCTGACTTCCACGCGTTCTGTATCGTATGTGCCGTTGTTATCCACCTCATGCTGTTCTCCAAAGATAGACTGCTATTAACGCAAAGCCGATGACGTTTACAATCGCAATTCTCAAACAAAGGTCAAGGAGGTTCTTTTGGTCAAACTCTTTCTTCATTGACTTCGCGGCGGTTTCTGAATAATCAGACATGTGCTTTATACACTCTTTCGCTTGCGAAAAATCCGCGCGTGAAAGGAACGTCTGAAAATCCTCATAAATAGATTCCATAGTTCTCTGTGTTTCTGCTGGTAGTGACATATATATTTTCATTACTTGATTATCTTTAAGAGCTGGGAGGGAAGTAGGTTTTTTTAATCCAGCGCCGTGTACTTTGGACTGGACGGCTTATCCTACGGGCAACCGCGCCCTTTTTCCCCTCCAAACTCTCAAAGAACTTTCTAAACTTGAATTAACGGGGAACATGGGGTAGATTCAAATTATCGCATTCGTATCTACCCACCTCCCCACGACAGATCAGGATAGGAGCAGGGTCGGGATATACCCTTAGCCACTCCGTCCTGTCTGTCCTTACTACTATAGCATACGCAAGCATGATTTTGCAACCGCAAAGGTTCTCTGTGGATAACCTTGCGTAAGCATGGCAATTGTGCTATTTTTCCCTTATGAAAGACAATTCCGCAAGCCTTATGGCTAAGAAGCGTTGGAAGAAGACCACCAAGAAAGAACGATCCGCCCATGCCCAGAAAATGGCAGAGGCTCGTTGGTCGCAGCGAGATAAGTCATTAGAAACCTAACCCTTACTAGATATAACTTAGATGTGTTATGGAAAACGAACAGATAATGAAAAGATTAGACCAACTTGAACGCGAATGGTATTCGCTTCCCGATGATGAAAACTCCCCAGAGATAAACCTGTTTGATTTCTTGAAGCAAAGATTCTTTATGGAACCTGTAGATTTTGAACGAATCGCGCGAGAAAGACACCGCGAAATAGCCGAAGATAATCTTAAACCATGACCCCTAAACCACTAAAGAAGATAAAGGAGGTGAGGTTCAAGCGTGGAGTCCACCGAATTAACTTTCCTGTCCACGAAACAAACCCCTACGAAGCAATAAGAAAAATAGAGTCGCTGAACTTACCCAAACACCGCGTTATCGGTTATGAGTTCAAGATTTATAAAGGCAAAGACGGTTTCACGGCAACACCAGAAGTTTATATTCTTAAATAACCCTATATGACCCACTGCGACAAATGTAAAGGCAAATACGGTGCGAACAGCAAGATTTGTTCAAGTCCACGGTGTACCTGCCACCAAACAGAACCCCCCTGCAAACACATAGACGAATGTTACAAAGACGGTTTTTGTATGATGTGCGGAGCTAAAACAGAATCCACCGAAACAAGCGGGACTGAAACTAACTACAACCAAATAGACCACTCACATTGTTGGGAAGAAGACGAGTTTGATGCGATACCGCACACCATTCCTCCGTGTGGGCAAAGGATTAAACACCTGAAATGCTGTTTGTGCGAAGTGTTGAACCCGCAAGTGAAAATCCTACTTACAAAAGCAAAGGAGGAGGAACAGAACCGCATACTAGACATTCTCTACAACGCACCCGAATTTAACGCAGGAATCCGCAAAGTTATTTCGCGTTTAATCGTTTTCACCCAACCACAATGAGCGAGAAACAAATAGAAGATAAAATCCCAAGCGCGATAATGAATATCGCACGGTCAATGGGACCATTTCACCCAGACCCGAAAATAAACGATGCGTACATAGAACTGCGAATCGCGGGAGTGCCTGAAAAAGAAACGAAAGAACTTCTTAATGGAATTATTGAACGCCTCAATACGCCCCACAAACACTAACGTAAAAAATATGATACTCACTTGGAAAACCGATAATCAAGAACAAGCCCCGTCAAGTTGCTACGATTGGCAGACTTTAACGTAAAAAATATGGAAATAGAAGAAATGCGACAAAAACTCTATAGATTTACTGATTCTTGCATCATAAACCAACGCGCCGTGGATGAGGGGAAAATAACCCCGCAAGCCCGTGACGAAATGTACATGCGAAATGCAAACGCCATATTAGACCTCCTCACCTCTGACCGCCTTTCGCTTGTGGAGATGCTGAACGGAATGAAGAAAGAAGACGATGGTACTCACAAATGGGACAGCCCGTATGAATACTGCGGATGTGAAGTTAGAGATTACAATCGCGCCCTCACTGACATAATCAGTCGGTTGAAAAAATGAAATGCGATACTTCAGCACATTCTCGGGAGTGGAAGGAATCGGGCAAGGATTGCCGCAAGAGTGGGGCTGTGTTGGGTTTTCCGAGATTGATAAGTACGCCTCTATGGTGCTTAAATATCGCTTTCCTGACGTAAAAAACCATGGAACCATCACAGACATTAACTGGAGCGAAGTACCCGATTTTGATGTGCTTACGGGGGGTTCTCCCTGCCAAGATTTTTCAATTGCTGGTAAAAGAAGAGGACTTAAGGGTAACAGGTCGTCTCTTGCTTGGGAGTTTATCCGAGGACTACGAAGTAAACAGCCAAACTATTTCATTTGGGAAAACGTTAAAGGAGTTATGTCTAGCCGAGGCGGGTGGGACTTTGCCAACCTGCTCTGTGCTTTTTCCGAAAGTGGCTATGCTCTCTGGTGGCAAGTTCTCAACGCCAAAGACTTTGGTGTCGCTCAAAATAGGGAGCGTATCTTTATCATCGGTGCTAGAGACGGAAGTCTCAAAGAAGTATTTTTTGAGTCAAAAGATTCAGGACAAATTGACCAACTCAATAACCCAGAACACTCAAACGAACGATTATACGACCCCGCAGGGATTGCTCCTACCCTAAACACTATGCAAGGAGGACACAGACAACCGTTTGTTAGAATTACAGAAGATGGTTTTCACATGGCACGAAACGATGAGAAAAAATCTTCTATCCAGGGTACACACGTCACTTTTCCTAGTGGGAAATCTCACGCCCTCAGTACAGCGCACGTTCCCATGACGGTAAAACCGTATATTGTGGCTCAGCGCGGCAGAAACCCAGAGAATCCCAAGAGTAGGAAATCAGGACTCCCAACCGAGCAAATGCTTGAAGCAAGAATGGACGGAATATCAAACACGCTTACAAGCGTAGAAAAAGACAATTACGTTTTTGACGGACAAGTAAGAAAACTAACCCCGAAAGAATGTGAACGCTTAATGGGGTGGCAAGACGACTGGACACGCTACGGGATAAACGAAAAAGGCGAAACGATAGAGATTTCAGACTCTCAAAGGTACAAAATGTGCGGCAACGGTGTTGTATCGCCCTGTATCAAAGCATTAGTAGAAAACGTTATTACCCCCATTAACTAGACTGTGTGGTATATGAAGGCGAAGCAGAAAGCAGAAATAGTCAAACTCATTCCGAAAAAGAAGTGTCGCTATTGTTTAAGCACGGAAAATCTTACTTACGACCACAAAATACCCCTTGTTATTGGCGGTAGTAGCGAGCCAAAAAACATTCAAGTACTATGCAAACGCTGTAACGGTATTAAATCAAGACTCTCACACAGACAAGTAATGGCACTTTTTCAATGGGTTCACAACGTAGACAAATCACGCGCCGACAAAGGTAAAAAGGTTTACGGCTTTAAAAATAAGGATTTACTGAACCATGCTTAAAATCTCCTCCCTCCTCCCTAAGATACAGCGAGTGAAAAAGGTTTAACTGATCTCTCTATGAGAGAAGTTATTGGAAAACGAGGGCTTAAAAAGCTGTGGGTAACTAATTTGACAAGCGGTTGTTAATTTGCTATCATGTACCTATGAGCAAGATACTTACAAACATATTTGCCAAGGTTGCGCAAAAGGATTTAGCGTATCAAAAGCGCATAGCAAAATTAGAAGCAGAAAGAAAAGCGCGAGTGGCTAAGTATTTAAAATGAAAAACCCTAACGCAGTAGCCCTCGGCAGAAAAGGAGGACTCGCCACCAAAAAGAAACTCGGTAAAGAACACTTTAAAAGAATCCGAGCCATTAAAAGAAAGCCCGCCCCCCTCACTAAAAACTAATAATAAAAAAATATGCACCCAGACGAACAAAGCGCATACGAACAAGAACAGCAAGGATTAGCGGATTTAGACGCACAAGGTCAAGCCGAGGCAGAAGCACAAAGCGCAGAAGCCGAAGCACAGGCAGAATCAGAAAATACCCCTAAAAACTAATAGAGCCGTATGGATGAAACAAACGAAGTCATTGTAAGAAAGCAAATCGGGCGTGTGTTTCGTTCAGATACCTTCTGCGACAGGTGTCCGTGCGGTAAAAACGTGTGCAAGGGCGCAGTAGGAACATCAAAAAACGAACTAATACGAAACTACTTTCTCGGCATCTGTTCGTGCGGAAATATATTTATGAGTTTTGTTGTCTAACCCCACTGGAAGATGAAGGTAGACGTAGAAAAAGCAAGAGCAGTACTAAAGGATTACTGGTTCCACGCTGGAAGTTGGCATCATAACGGGTGTCATTTCGTAATGTGGGACGAGGGAGTGTGTAACTGTACCCAAGTGAAATCTCAATTAAGGGCGCGATTAGAAAAGATTTAGCCCCCCACACAGAGAACCTATGACACTCACTAAACAAATATGACTGAACAAGAAATCTTAGAGGCAATATGCGACATAGAAATCAAGGACGAAAATGACTGGAACGAATCAAGGAAAATTGAACTCAACCCCGAAAAACTGGCTAAGTTTCTACTCACTCACTTGAAAGTATGAAGATAAAAATACGCAAAATGGGAGAATATGAAAGATTGTCTAAATTGTTGGAACACTTTGTATACCTCAGCAGAGTAGAAATGGATAGGAAATGGCTTGATTTTGCGAGTGGAAAACACCTTGAACAGTAAGGGGTGTGAAAACTGGGAAGCCAAGAGAAAGGGCGTGGTAAAATTAAACTAGACAATGAAAGCATCTGAATCTCCCTATAAAAAGTTGGTGAGCGTCCCTACGGGGTTTGCGTCGCTTGATAAGATTCTTGGTACTGGGGGAGTTTCGCTGCGAAAGATTACGGAGATATCGGGTGCGTTCAGTGTGGGTAAATCAACCCTTGCGCTTTCTATCGTGGCACAAGCCCAGAAACAAAAGCTCGACACGTTGTGGGTAGATTGTGAGTTTTCATTCGATCAGACATACGCTGAAGGACTTGGTGTTGACTGCGACAACCTCGACCTCATACAGGAACGCTTTGCAGAAACGTCTTTAGACGAAACTGAGGCATGGCTAGAAGCCCATAAAAACGCCGTGGTCGTGTTGGATTCGATAGGTGGGCTCTTGCCCCGCGCTGAGGCAGAAAAGAGCGCAGAGGGCAAAACAATAGGCTCACAGGCGAAGCTAATCGCTACCTTCTGTCGTAAAATCGTGCCACTACTCGCAATCAACAACACTGCTCTGATTGTGCTCAACCATGAGTTTACTGATTTGATGTCAGGCCGTCTGATGACTTCAGGCGGTGCAAAGTTGGGCTATCACAAGTCGGTGTGGGTGCGCCTCAAGAAAGCAAACAAGCGCCTTATGCAAGGTGAAACACAAGTGGGAGATGTCATCATTGCAGAAATCAGAAAGAATAAACTTGCAGGAACGCTGAAGCAGGAGTGTGAACTCCAGCTCTTGTACGGCACAGGCTTTAACGCACAGGCTGATGTCATGGAAACCGCGAAGGAGAAGTTATTTGAAAAGCGCGGTCAGTTTTATTACTGGGGTGAAGAACGTGTGGCTCGTGGCGAAGCAGGTTTGAGAGAGGCATTCAAAGACCCGTCTTTCGCAGAGAAAGTCACTCAGGCACTGAATGGGTGATATCTGCCCTACATGCAAAGAGTGGCGCGGGTTTGTAAACGCCCAGATTGACGCAGACTTCTGTTCAATGTGTTTTCCTAATCGTCGTAATAAAAGTTTTCCACAGCCGTCTTTAGGTTTTTCTCAAAAAGACGGTACGATTGACAGCGAGAGGCGTACTTGATAGACTATCTTAGATTCTAAAAAAGTCGCTTGTTTGAGGGGTCGGGAAAACTCGCCTCTCAGCGGTTCATAAAATATCTTCGGATATTCTATCAGCCCGCCTCTCAAAGAGGCGATTTTTTATGCAAAAACAACCGTACATCTACACAATGCCTGAGGGATTCCTTCAGGACGAAAGCATAGGGGTAAAGTGGAAACTATACGCAATTATCAACGGATTCTGGATAGGCGGTAAGACCTGCTTCGGTGGCAACGAGTTTTTCGCTGCGAAACTAGGTGTTAGTGAAAGACAGATACGAAACGGCCTCTCACAACTCGAAGAAGACGGGTACATTGAGCGTGTTATTTCAGGAAATTCGCGGGTAATCAGACCCAAAGCGCATGTGGTAGAGGCGGAAGTCTCGTTACCGAGAGGCGGAAGCCAGAGTTCCGCCGAGGCGGAAGTCCCGCTTCCACATATTTCAGTAAGTATTTCAGAAAGTATAAATACCGCGAAGCCTTCGGCTTTCGCGCCCCTTCTTATTGAAGAGAAGACTAATATGGACGGAGACGTTCTCGTGCGCGCTGAGAAGGACGATAAGCTCGCCAAGTACGAGGGTTTGTGTTTGTGGGCTGAGGAACGTCGTGGATTTAACTTTGTAAACCGAAAGAAGCAATACGCAGCTCTCAAAAAGGCTCGGCTGGGTGGTGTAGACATTGCTTCCTTGAAGTCTCGATGGGAAAAATGTGAGTCTGAAGAATGGCGTGACGGTTTTGATTGGACTTCTGTTGTTTCTAGTTTTGATAAACGCGCATGAACACAAAAGAACTCATAGACTCTCTCAAAAAAGAGATTCAGAAAGAAAAGGCAAGCGTTGAGCAAGAATCCGCGCTCCTGCGCTTGCAGGAAATTGCCAGAGTGTACGACGGAGAAGACAAAATCATTTCATCTCTCGAACTTGCAGAGAAAATCAAAAACGCCCCACCTGAGAGAAAAATAATGTCAGGCTTTCCCGAACTCGACGCAATTCTCGATGGCTTCCGCGAACGGCAACTGATTGTGCTTTCAGGTATCACCAAGCACGGCAAGACCACAATGGCCGTGGAGTTTACTGTTCGCTTGAAAGACGAGCGCCCGATGTGGCTTCCCTTTGAAGAGCCCGCTATTGACCTGATCCGCAAGTTCACCGAGCGCAACGAAGAACCGCCATTCTTCTATACCCCCGAAACGATGAAAGGAAATAACCTTGAATGGATAGAGCAAAAGATTGTCGAGGCAAAAGCAAAGCACGACTGTAAAATAATTTTCATTGACCACCTCGGCTTTATTCAAGACTCCGAGCGTGCGAATGGCGATGAGAACATGGCGTACAAGATTGAACGCATTGTACGTTCTTTGAAGAAACTCGCGGTCAAGTGGAATGTAACTATCTTCCTGCTCGCGCACCTCACCAAGACCAAACTCGACACCAACCCCACGTTTGATGACTTAAAAGGCTCTTCCGCAATCGCCCAAGAAGCCGACACGGTGATGCTTATGTGGCGCAAGACAAAGCGAGAAAAGAAAGAACTGGTTATCACGAATGAAACAAACCTCTCTGTACAGGCGAACCGCCGAACAGGACGCACAGGCAACGTGCAATTCATGTACCAGAACGGGCGCTTTGTTGAGACGGAGTGGAAAATGAACGAGGCTAAAGAAGAATCATGGTAAGTTACGGAAAAGCACGGGATAGGGAAATGCGCGTGATGCTCATGGAAACAATGCTGAGCGCGGTAAACAGGGGCGATGTGAACACGGTTCGTTTACTGGGAGAAAGAAGCAAATACTTTGCCGACAAGATTTCATTACACAACTACTCTTCAGAGGACAAGCGCATGGAACTTTATCAATCAATTAAAAACCATGAATGAAATATCAACGACAGTCTTAGAAAAGTGTGTAACGTGCTTCACCGCAGCGCGTCAGAATCTCATCGAGGGCGCGAAGTACCTGCATGAAATTTCGCATGCGAAACTCTGGCAAGACAACTACAACTCATTCGGAGAGTTTGTAGAACAGGAGTGTCAGATATCACAGGGCTTTGCGTCAAAACTCATTTCAGTCTACGAACACTACCTCGTAGCAGGTGGAGTTTCGCAGAGAAACTTGGAGAACGTCGATGCAGAGAAACTGTATCTCGCCTCAAAACTCCCTGGCACACCCGAAGAACAACTCACCAAAGCCCTCACCCTTTCTCGTGGAGAACTCAAACAACAAAAACAATTTGAAGACACAGGCGCTGAATGTACCCACCCGAGCCTGATATGCGCTAAATGCCATTCAAAAGTATGAAATACGATTTGGCTCTCCGCCTAAAAAACGCAGGCTTTCCGCAAAGAGAAATGGGTGGTATGTGGAATTTTGCATTCAAGTATTTTAAAGTTGAGCAAGTATACTTCCCAACCCTCTCCGAACTAATAGAGGCGTGTGGGGAGAAGTTCTTTAGAGTGTCTCACTCGAAGAACACGGATGGAACTACGTGGGACGCAGAGTCTTGGGTGTCTGGCGATATAGAAACAGGTAATTCCCCCGAAGAAGCAGTAGCGGAACTTTGGCTGGCGCTCGAAGAAGAAAAATACCGCCATGACGCGGCAATGAATGACAAACACATCATCGACATGGGCGGTGAACCAGTCACATGAATAAAGCTATAACCATAGTTGGTAGAAACCCCCGTAAAACCCCTCTAAAATCGCGCAGGAAGCCCGAAAAACTCTCAAAGCGGGAAGTATGCCTCAAGTGGGGTGTAAGCCCCGCTGTACAGCCCTCAAACCTCAGATACCAAAACCCCCTAGAGAAAGGTATTTACTGGTATCACATTTCCCTCTTTGTCCGTCGGCGCGATGTAGAAAAATACGGCACATGTATTTCATGCGGTAGAGAGATAACGATTGACACCGCGCAAGCGGGGCACTTCATGCCCGCAAAGGACTGCGGACGCGACCTGCTCTTTGACCTCACAAACGTCAACGCAGAATGCGTCTCATGTAACGGCTTTGATGAAACCCACCTACTCGGCTATGCAGAAAACCTCGATAAACGCTATGGCGAAGGCACTGCTCTTTCGCTGCGAAACCGCCGACAGGAATACAAAGACAAACTCAAACGCGGAGAAATAACCAAAGACTGGAAAAAACACGAATATGAGCACAAAATACAGGAACTTTTACAACGAGTATAACAACCTCACCGCAGAAGAGCGCCTTAAACCTTTAGTGAAGATGTTTAAGATTACTCTCTCATGGCGCAAGGTTCATTCACTACTCGAGTACCACAAAATCCTCAAGAACAAACTAAGGGTAATTGGCTTCGTTGTGGATTAAATGCTTTACACGTTAAAACGTATGGTACTACTATGATGATGAACGAATATCTCAGGTACTTGCTCCACCCAATACTCCTACACCCAGACAAACTGGTAATAACTTCCACAGAAGACTCCGAAGGAACTCTTTTATCTGTCCAAGTTGCACCCAAAGACACAGGCCGTGTGATCGGCAAAGCAGGCGAAACCATTAAAGCAATCCGAACTATTATCCACGCAGCTGGCTCTTCAGAGAGCAAGCGCGTCAGTGTTCGGGTATTAGAACCTAATAGATAACACTATGCTCAATGACGTAGACATTAAAAACCTGCTTATCTTCCTCTCAAGAGTAAGCCTCACAGGTCAAGAAGCTCCCACGTTTACAGAATTGGCAGCAAAGCTCCAGAAGATGTCCGAGCCAAAATCAGAGCCCGTAGAAGACGCAAAATAAATATGGACGAAGAAAAACGCAAAGCATTCATTGAGGAATATGGTGCTCTCAGAGAGAAGTACAAACTCGATTTTATGAGTATTCCACAGTTTATCCCCACAGAGCGCGGTACTTGGGAATTGGTAATCATCCCTCAAATAACCTCAACAGAACAAGAACCTGTTAAAAGCCCATTCATAGCACCATGAGTATCATTCAACGCATTAAGAACCTTTGGAAGTTGAGCGCCTACACTCTAAGCGCTGAAGCCAACTCACGTCTCAATCCACACTTTTTAGTTGAGAACCTAAAGACGAAACAACCACCAAAGCCCGCTACGATAGTAGAAATGGACAAGCCTAATATGTTCCCCCATGATAAAGCCGATTAACGGACATTTGATTATTGAACCCCTGACACAAGAGGGTTTCATTTCTTCTCAAAAAGAAACTTATGAAGAGATAGGTGTAGTAGTACATGACGGTATAGAAAACTGCACTCACGGTACAATCTCTCCTCTTACATCAACTGGTTGTGATTGTTACTCATACCCCAAAATCGGCGACAAAGTATATTTTGATTCATGGTTAGCCGCAAAGTACCCAACTGGAGACGGGGAGAAGTTCTTTTGGTTAGTCAAACTAGAAGATATCCGCGCTGTAGAACATGCAAAGAACTAGATACCAAAACTCAGTCTGTCGTAGGGGTGTTCTGCACAATTTCCAGCAGATACGGCTTACGCGAACAGGCTCACTAGAACGATGTACCCGATGCGGAACACAAATGCACTTCCCAATAAACACGCCGAACCACATCTATCTTTCGTATCACATTCGTTCCATATTAAGAGCAAACGATCCAATGTTTAAAAAAGAATATCCACATGCTATCTAACGACACACTCCACATCGGAGAAGAAGCGCGCGCAAAACTAATTGCCGGTATTAAGAAATGTGCCTTGGCTGTTGGAGGGACGATGGGAACTGGTGGCTCAAACTCCATCATAGAGGCAATAGAAAGCCCGGGACACATGGTAACGAATGACGGGTGGACAATCCTCAATTCAATACGCCTCGCTGATCCGATCGAAGACATGGGGCGCAAGATTCTACTAGAGGCCGTATCACGCTCTAATAAGCACTCAGGCGATGGTAGTTCTACGTGTACGGTACTTACCGCTTCTATCATAGAAGAGGGCTTAAAACGCATTACAGAGGCTAATCCAATGGAGATAAAACGCTCATTGGAGGATTGTATTGGCCTTATTGAAGAATCAATCAATAAACAGAAGCGAGAGATAAGTATTGACGAAGTGGGTGCGGTAGCCGCGATTTCAGCAGAAGACGAGGCAATCGGCACAAGAATACAAGAGATATACCAACAGATAGGCAAAACAGGCATTATTCATTGGGATATTAGTAAGACCCCAGAGGACTATTACGTCATAGGTAATGGTATTACGGTTGACGGCGCAACGTACCTCTCGCCCTATATGTGCGATGCCGATACGTCCGGTAACAACACAAATCAGATACGCATACGCGATGCTAACGTACTAATCTGTAAGCAGAAAATCACTACCGCAAAAGACTTTGAGAAGATTGCAGTACACCTAAACGGTAAGCAAATAAAAGACCTTGTAGTGTTTTGTGATGAGATTGAACCCCTTATTGTGGGGGATTTGGTACGCACACGCGCAGTACAGGGCTTTCGCATAGTGCTTATCAAAATGCCTGTCTTATGGAAAGACCAGTGGTTTACCGATCTTGCATTGGCTTCAGGTGCAAAAGTTATAGATCCATCGGCAGGTCTTAGCCTTGATAAGGCTGACCATGAAGTCCTAGGTAAGTTCGGCAATATCACGGTAACGCGCACCGAAACGTACATTGACGGCTTGCAGGACCTTTCAAACCACATCAAAGAACTAGAAGAAGAGGGTAGCGATGACAGCAAACTCCGCGCATCGCGCCTTAATCTAAAAACAGCCCGCTACTTTGTAGGAGGACACTCAGACTCAGCAATCTCATACCGCAGACTTAAGGTAGAGGACGCAATCTCTGCTGCGTATCACGCCTTGAATGGTGGGGTAGTGGCTGGGGGTGGGGTCGCTCTTCTAAATACTACGATGAATGGTTATGGGGGCATTGGCTGGACGATACTCAATGAGGCATTGCGCAAGCCATTCATGCAGATAGTTGAAAATACGGGGCTGAGTATGCAGGAAGCCAAGAACCTTACAGTAGAATCTTCTATTGACTCACGCTCACCTCACATGGGCTACGATACCCGTTCTAGGACTCTTGTAGACATGTTCGAGGCTAAAATCACCGATCCAGCAGTCATCGTTCTCAATGCCGTAAAGAACGCCATAAGCGTAGCCGCCTCAATCCTTACCACTCAAACTATTGTCATGCTTCCTAGAGAAGACGAAGTTTCGCAGCGAAACTCTGTAATAGGCATATGAGCGACTGGAAAATACTCTCAAAATGTCAGACCTGCCACAAAAAACGGCTCTACATAGCCAAAAGAGAGATTAGTTTGCCACAAATTAACAAAACCGCCACAAGCAAGAAACTCATGTGTGGTAACTGCATTAGCGCAATTAACAAAGCCCTTAATCAAAATAAACCATGAGCGATATCGTATACAGAGGCACTCTTACTAAAGACAAGCTTAAAACCCTCTTTGAAGAGCATTTTGAAGTAAAAAGCGACTCAGATACCTACAACCCGCACAAGAACAACAAAGCAATAAGCATAATTCATCAAGAGGATGGCAACTGGAAAGGAGAGATGTTTAAGTTCGGCAGAGTTATCAAAGCCCGCACCAACGACCCGCAAACCGTACTGACCGCCCTCATTACAGGGCAAGGAGAATAATGAAAAGAAAACTAGACACAATCTTCCCATATCCCGACAATGCCAAAAAGCACCCTGCTAAGCAGATTAGGCAGATAGCCAATTCAATCAAAGAGTTCGGGTTCAATCAGCCGATTGTTGTTGATTCGCGCGGCTTCATCATCGTGGGACACGGCCGCTATGAAGCTGCTAAGCTCTTAGGCCTAACCGAAGCCCCCGTTTTAGAGGTAAACCTTAACGAAGAGCAGACAATCGCCTACCGCCTGGCAGACAACAAGCTCAACGAGTCCGAGTGGGACATGAACCTAGTTATCGAAGAACTCAAAGGACTGTCCGAGCCAATGCTAGAGCTAACAGGCTTTGATAAGGATTTGATACTAGAACCAGATGAAAAGGATGACGAGATACCTGAAAACGTTCCACCAAAGGCAAAATTAGGCGATTTGTGGCTCTTAGGGGAACATCGGGTACTTTGTGGCGACTCTACTAAACTAGAGGACGTGGAGAGGCTTATGGACGGGAAGAAGGCGGATATGGTGTTTACCGACCCGCCGTATGGTATGAATTATTCGGGTAGAGGTGAGAAAACATCAAACAAAATACTTGGCGATAATATAGACCCAACTGACTTTTATAATGTAGGTAGTGATATACCAGAACGTTACATATGGGGCAGGGTAGAAAACTACAAGCATCTTCTAGAAGAACCACGGGACACAATCATTTGGAAAAAAAACAACTTTGGTATGGGGAGTGGCTATCGTGGGCAATATGAGTGTTGCTTTTACTACGGTAACTTTGCAGGTTCAGACAGTGATGTGTGGGAGGTTTCAAAAGATGGAAAGTATGAACACCCAACACAGAAGCCAGTAGACCTTTGCGTGAGGGCAATAAGAAACAGTCAGCCAACTCTGATAATTGATTACTTCCTCGGCTCAGGCTCTACCCTCATAGCAGCAGAGAAGACAGGACGTATATGCTACGGCATGGAATTAGACCCTAAATATGTGGACGTAATAGTAAAACGCTGGGAGGAGTATACTGGTAAAACAGCGACAAAAATATGACACACCCAGGCGGCAGACCAACTGTAATAACAGAAGACGTCCTCCACAAACTAGAGGAGGTATTTGCATTAGGTGGAACTGACAAAGAAGCGTGCTTTTACGCCGATATAGCACCCGCAACTTTATATAAGTATCAAGAAAAGCATCCAGAGTTTGTAGAGCGAAAAGCCGCTTTAAAGGAAAAACCTGTTCTTTTAGCACGTCAAACAGTCGTAAAATCGCTACAAACCGATGTAAATAGCGCATGGAGAATGTTGGAGCGTAAAGATCCAGAGATGAATCCGAAGACCTCGGTCGATATTACTTCTAAAGGTGAATCTCTTTCGACAAACCCGGAAATAACAGAGATAACCAAAAAACTCAATGAATTATACAGAGGAACAAATAACCCAGGCCATGGAGGGACTCCCAGCCCTATGGGTGAAGAAGCATAATGTAAAGAACGAAGCGGGCTTTCCTATAGAGTTTGAAAAGCGTCAGTTTCTTTGGGATATCTACAACGATCTATCCCCTAACCAAGTACTCCTCAAACCACCGCAGATAGGTGCAACGGTCATGAACACCCTCAAGAGTATGTGGGTGGCTAAGAAGCTACGGAAACAAATCATCTACACTCTCCCCACGCAATCAGACGTTCAAGACATGGTGGGCGGTTCTATCAACCGTATCATTGCTCAAAACCCCATACTCCTCGAGTGGGTAAAAGACCACGACACTGTAGAACAAAAGTCTGTTGGTGATTCAATCATTTTCTATAGAGGTACATTCACACAGAAGCAAGCGATGATGATTCCGTCTGGCCTCAACATCCATGACGAAGTTGATGCCTCTGACGCAGGCGTTATCACACAGTATGAAACTCGCCTCCAAGCTCAAGAGGACGGTGGCTCACGCTGGTATTTCTCTCACCCCTCATTGGCAGGCCACGGTGTAGATGTGTATTGGCAACAGAGCGACATGAAAGAGTGGTATATAACCTGCTCTCACTGCAAGAAGGAACAGATACTCTCATGGCCTGAATCAGTAAACATGGAGGGTGCGTACTACCAATGCACCTCTTGCAAGAGCAAACTTACCGACAGTGCGCGCGCAATGGGTGTATGGAAGAACAAAGACGGTGTTGAATGGACAGGACAAATAGCAGGAGGATATAAGTTCTCAGGCTGGCATGTAACACAGTTAATGCTCTGGAATAAGTCCGCGCAGGACATTCTTGATGCATTCAACGACCCACAGAAGGATAAGCAGTATTTCTATAACTATGTACTCGGACTCCCGTATATAGGCTCTGATGACCGCATTGAGCCCTCGGTAGTGCTTCGTAACTGTGTCGACCAAGTAAACCCACAGACAGAGAGAACTATCATTGGAATGGACACAGGTCACGGGATTCACTACGTGCTCGCAAACCAAGACGGATTCTTCTTCTACGACCACGCCAAAGACATCACAGCCTCCAAATCACCCTATGACGTAATAGAAGGACTGTTGCTCCGCTTCCCTAAGTCAATCGTAGTATCCGACCAAGGAGGAGACTTAATAGGCGTTCGACAGTTACAAGCCAAATACCCAGGGCGTGTATTCCTGTGCTTTTACAACAAAGACCGCAAGACGGTTGATATGGCTGAGTGGGGTGAGAATGACGAGTATGGCAAGGTGCGCGTAGATCGTAACCGCATGATGACCCTCGTTGTAGAGCAGATGAGAGACATAGGGCGCTATAGACTCAATGGAACAAGGGAAGAATGGGCAGACTTTGCCTCACACTTCGGCTCTCTGTATAGAGAGAAGATACTGGTTAAAGATACACGGGGTAAAGATAACAGGGAGCTCTATGGTGCGGAGTATGTGTGGAAGCGTAATGGCCCTGACCACTGGGCTCACGCTGCACTCTACGCCTCTGTAGGGCTTATGAAGTATGGCTCATCCATGGCTCGGGTAGTAAATACTCAAGGGCTTGGGTTCACGAAAGCACCGTTTAATAACATAGTTTCGCCTGCGAAAGAAGCAACGATTGTCGCTGAAGTACCGCTTAGCGCGTTTGACCAACCGTCAAACCTATAAGATGGACTTATCTAAATATCGCAATCACTACCGAACGGACAGAAGAATCAGACAGATGTACAACAACGGCAAATGCCCTGTGTGTGAGATGAAGCTCGAGTCGCAATACCACACCAAGTGCCCGTTCTTAAAAGATATGCACAAGTAGAAATCATAGACTTTTAGTAATTTATGACACACCATTCACACAATGGCTTCAGAAACTGACCCGTTTCAGTTAAACGTAGAAGGCGTGCGCCAACTCGTTGAATCTCCTACTAACAAAAAGGGCGATAGTTCTGGCTCGTACATTGAAGGCGCTGTATCAGAGAAGTACGATGTACTCGACCTGCAAATGAGTGACGCAGAGCTTATCAAGCTCGCTATAGACTGGGAACGACGCTATATGCCCTATGAGGCAAAGCTCAACGGCCCAGGCGGTATCTTTGAAAAGAACAAGACTTCATACCTCGGCAAGACCGCTTCGGGTCAATGGCTTGATGGTGAAGAGACTATCGTTGCCAACCTCCAGTTTGAAGCAGAAGAAACATTCCTATCGTCTGCCCTTTCAAAGAATCCTGAACCTGTTGTCTATGCCGACAACACACCCGAAGGCAACGCAGTATCTACCGCTGTGAAGACCATGCTCGCGTTCCATGCAGATCAACTGTCTATTCGTAGACGGCTCGGTGTCATGGTGCGCCAGTGGTCTATCTATCACCTTGGTGTACTCAAATACGGCTGGGATAAGAAGCTGAATGACGTAGTAGTAGAAAACCGCAAGATACAGGACTTTGTATTCGACCCCACAGGCTATGTAGATGTTGATGGTAACTTCACCTCATATCTTGGTGAGCGCATTACTCTTACGGCTGAGAAGCTGATTGAACTGTTCCCGAATAAGAAGACGGTTATTGAGATAATGGTGGAGAACAAACTCGGAACAGAAGTAATCTACACAGAGTGGTGGACAGATGACTACTGTTTCTCAACCTTTAAGGGCGTAGTGCTCGAGAAGCACAAAAACGAGTACTTTAAGTACGAAGAACCACGCACTGACCTGATGACAGGCGATCCATCTATCGACCCTATTACAGGGGAAGAAGTAATGGTGAAGTCTCGCAACCACTTTGCAACCCCGCGCAAGCCGTACACATTCTTTTCAGTGTTCTCTCTCCAAGAACAACCGCATGACATTACTGGCTTGATTGAGCAGAACATCCCGAACCAGCGCCGTATCTCTCGCCAGACCAACCAGATAGACAGAAACGTCAACACCTCAAACAACGGCTACGCCTATTCAGAGGATAACTTCAATGAAGAGACAGCCCGCCAAGCTGCAACTGCCCGCGAGAAAGGAAATCCAATTCTCATTCCAAAGGGAGGAGAGATAGATAAGGCAATGAGGGAACTCCCCGCACAGGCACTCCCTGCGTCATTCTTCAACTCCCTAGAGAACCACAAGAACGACCTCAGAACCTCATGGGGTGTTCAGGGTATTACTGCCCAGCCACAGGACGAAGACCAAACCGCGCGAGGAATGATACTGAACCAGTCTCACGACACCACCCGCATTGGTGGTGGTATTGGTCAGTCAATCGAAGCCGTAGCAAAGAACGTATTTAACTGGCTCACACAGCTCTATTACGTCTTCTACGATGAAGAGCACTTTGCTGCAATCATGGGCAATGCAAAGGCAGTGGAGTACATCCAGCTCTCAAACGCAGACCTCGACCGCCAGCTTATCGTTACCGTAAGCCCCGACTCACTCAAACCCAAAGACCAGATAACAGAACTTAACCTTGCACAGGCTCTGTATGACAAGGGAGCTATTGGCCCGAAGACACTCCTCAAGATGGTGGACTTCCCTAACCCCGAAGAATCAGCAGAAGACGGCGCTTTGTGGCAGGTAGATAAACTAGCGTATATACGCCTCAACTTCCCCGAGATGTTCGCACAGTTACAGGGCGCACAGGCAGAAGCAGCACAAGAGCAGATTGCACAGCAGGCACAAGGTACGTTTATGAATGCTCAAGCACGGGCAGCAGGCACACCACCTGAAGCAACTACAGAGCCCGAGAAGAATATCGCTCGCGATCCGGCGTCAGCAGCTTTAAGTGAAGTACAGTTACCCCCAGCCTAAATCATTGACCCACACCACTCTTTAGCCACACACTACGTATATATGTCAGATAAACTCACAGGAATAAAAGGATTTGGAGATGGCGACCCGAAGCCTGAGATGACCCAGCATGAGCGCACGAAACGCAATAACAATCTCATGATTTCAATGGATAGGAAGCGTGAAAAGAATCGCGTTGCTAATGAAGCTAAGAGTAAGGCTTTGAGTGAGAGAACCAAAGACAAGAGAGCACTTGTAACAGCAGGAAAGCGCATCGTTGGGGACAAGACTCTACCTTATTGGAAAAAGAAACAGCAAAACTAATCTATGGCTCTATCATCAGAAGACAAAGCAGACGTAAAAGGAGCAATGGGTAAAGCTATTGCGAATAAGGTTAGTAAGGTTACGAGGGATAAAAACTATATAAATAGACCACGCACAAAGCGAATGGTGGAACTCGGTATAGAGCGTGCCGATGTAATAAATGCGCGTATGGCGCTTAAATATCCTAAGTCTGCAGAAGATAAAGCTAAGGTTACGAGGGATAAGCCGATGATTACACTAAAGTCTGGCGAAAAGATAGAGGCTGGAAAGAAATACCGTGAGCCAGCCAAGAAAACATTGAAGTCTTGGGGTGATGAAGTTCCTAGCATGGGTGCAAAATCCAAAGCTCTGAGTAAGAAGAGTTATTCTGGCTCAGAAAGAGGTAAGGGTGAAAAATGGAATGATTTTGCTAGTCGACACGGTTACAAGTCAAAGGCACACATGGATAAAGCTAGGTCTAGCTCAAATTACATGCCAGGCCCAGGCTCACCGAAGTACTAGCACCTTGTCACACCCCATATCTTAAAAGCCCTCCCGCTTTTGTTGTCTTCAGTTTCTTGTTGAGTTGCCTGGGAGGGCTCTCGACAAGAGATTGAAGCCCGCGAAAGCGGGTTTTTGGTTGTAAGGTTAAACCACTAGAAAAGCCTGAATTATTCGCATAACTCTTTGAATAAAAGATATGCCCAATGAAACTGATTTGTTTTTGAATGAAACGAAAGAGCCGAATGTAATGACCGACCCGCTTCATCCTCAGGTAGAAATACCAACAGGCGAAGAAGGTAATGAGTCCGAAGATGCAGAAGAGGCGAAGAATCGCCGTGAACGCAGGCTTCAGGCTAAGTTGAAAGACGAACGCGAAGCAAATATTGCTATGGCGGCTCGTCTGGAAGCTCTTTCAGAGGCTAAGAAGTTTAGCAGCGAAACTGACGCAGACTATCTGAAGTCTATAGAGCGAATCTATGGCACAGATACCCCAGAAGCAAAAACTGCTACTGAACTGCTCAAAGACGCTATGCGTGGACTTGAGAAAACCGCTACTGAACGCGCTCTAGAGTCTTTCCGCGAGGCACAACGTGCCGAGGCGCAGAAGCTTAGAGACGAGGAACGCCGACTGGACGGATTTGTTGAGGAAATTGAAGACTCCTACGGAGTCAACATGACCTCAGACATGCAGAAAGGCTACTTCAAGATGTTGGAGAAGATGTCCCCCAAGGACAACGACGGCAACATTGTTGAATACGCTGATCCGCACTCCGTATGGGAAGTGTTCTCCGAGAAACTTCAGAAAGGTGGAAGCAACCGCGCAAAGGACTTGGCTTCACGCTCTATGACAGCGAGTGGAGCATCTAACAACGGAAAAGTTGTGGATGATGTAACCCTCGCATTCTTGAAAGAACAGGGAATTATCTAAATAATATTAAATCTAATTACAAATTATGCCTCCTAGCGTAAACGTAACCACAACGACGAACCAGTACCTCGCCCCTTTTTGGGTTGACTTGGTTCTTCGAGACAACTATTTCTTCGGCAAATTGATGCAGAAGACAAAGAAATGGGACGGTGCACAAATGCTTTTCCCGATTAAATATCAGAAAGGTGTTGCATCAGTCGCATTCAACGGCTTCGACCTCTTGCCTATTACCCAGCAACCAGTGTCGGTCAACATGACCTTCTACCCTTCGTTCGTAGCAACGAACGTTGCACTTGCTGGTTCAGAACTCTCAGTCAACGCAACTCCGATGCAGACCCTCAAACTTGCACAGGTAACTATGGAATCTCGCTCACAAGATGCAGCAGATGACGTAGGTAACTTCTTGCAGGGTGATGGTACGTCATTCGGTGGTAAGGCTCCTATGGGTCTTACAGGCGCTGTCGACAACGGTACTGTTCTTGCTAACTACGGCGGACTCTCACGCGCTTCGTACTCTGGTCTTAACTCAACTGTTACGGCTTCAGGCGGTACTATCTCGCTTGTGAAAGTACGAACCCTCTGGAATGCAATTTCAGACGGCCCAGTTATCCCGAACTTCATCATCACGGACTACACCACGTGGGGATACTTTGAACAGCTCCAGACTCCGTTCCAGAGAAACAATCAGGACTTCAGTCCTTCAAACCGCACTGTCGCTTCAACTTCAGGCTACTCTGAACAGCGATGGGACGGAATGATTATCTCTCGCGACAAGAAAGTAACGACTGGTTACTTCTACATGCTTAACTTGGACGTTCTTAACTGGTACGCACTCAAGTGGCACAAAGGTCAGTCAGTTGCTCCTAAAGCAAAAGATATTCAGGGTAACGTCTACGAAGACAAACTCTACGCTCCAGGCTCTGCCTTTACGTGGACTGGCTTCATTGACGCTTACAACCAAGGTACTCAGAACGGCTTCATGATCTTGGGCGGTCAGCTCATCAACTTGGCTCCGTTCCGTAACGGTGTATTGACGGGTATCACAGGTGTTTAATCCTTATCAGCTAATTACTAACTGATATGGCACAAAACATTGAAGATTTCCTTCCTCCGATCCAGAGCGCAGGACTCAATACCCTTGAAGATACTTCTTTGGGTGGAAACGCGACTGTAGGGGGTAACCTCGCGGTTACTGGTACTTCTAACTTCACAGGCGTGGCTACTTTCACAGCTGCCCCTGTATTTAGCTCAGGTACTAAGAAGACGGTTTCGCAGAGTGCATTGGTAGGCGCTACGGTAGTTCTTACTGCGGCTGATTCGGGTGGTGTATTCATCAACCGTTCAACTTCAGGAAGCCCATCGTGGACACTTCCAACAGCAGCATCTGGTCTTGAATATACGTTCGTAGTTGCAAACGTAACTGCTGGCTTCACTGTCACAGGCGGGACAATCAAAGCAAAGACAAACGCAGCTGGTACCGCTATAAGCGGTACAACTCTTACAAACACGCAGGGAACTGCTGTTGTAGGAGACACCATCACGCTTGTATGTGACGGTACTAACTGGGTCATGACGGCACAGTCAGGTATCTTCGCTGCTTCGTAATCTATGCCTCCTGCGCCGTCACTAGCCAACGTTTAGGTGGAATAGGACGGCCAGGGAATTAGTCAAATAAACAAATTAAACTATGTCTAGAATTACTCAAAAAGGTGCTACTGGCCCTCTTGCGCTCGTCGCAAACGGAGCCTTTCAGACCTCAACTGACTCATCACTTGAAACGCTCGTCGGGACTCGCTTTGACTTGTCTGACGGTCGTGAAGTGATGTTGGTACAGGCAGGCGCTGTTGCACTCACATCAGGTAAGCATTTGCAAGACGCTGCGATAATTGCCGATCACGTCAACATCGCTGTTACTGCATATCAGGCTTACTCAAACAACGGTAACGTACCTGCAAAGGTCACGGTTACCCTCGGAGCAACTGCTGTCACTGCTAACCAGTACGCAGGTGGTTTCGTGGTAGTAAACGATGCAACTGGAGAAGGTCAGACCCTCCGCATTGCTTCGCACCCTGCTGCTGATGCTTCTGCGTCACTTGCTATTACTCTTGAAGATGGTGCTGCAACTGCACTCACCACTTCTTCAGAAGTATCACTTATTCCTGCACACGGTAACGGAGTAGTTATCTACCCTACTACTGGAACAAATTGTTCAGCGGGTGTAAGCCTCTATCCTATTGCAGCTTCTGCATACGGATTCTCTGTTACGAAAGGGATTGTTTCTGTCTTGAATGACGGAACTCCTGCTGCTGGCGCTACGGTTGGCCCTTCCAACGCTGTCGCTGGTGCGCTTGAGACTGGTGTTCTTGCACAAGGTATTGTCGGCAATGCCGCACAGACCTTTGTTGACACTGAGTACCGCGCAGCGTTTATAAACGTCTAGCCCCCTCTCTACCCCTAATTCGTTGGGGGTAGGACAGGGTGCTTTGAATAAAGCCCCTTTATTAGCAAAATCTTGAATAAAGAGTATGCAAAACGACACGTCAATAATGAAGTACGAGACTGTACTGCCCGAAGACTTCACGGGTGTTTTCTATTTTACAAACTGGTCTGATGAGGACTTCATAGGTATCTGGGGGTCAAAGGAATATCTGTTCCCGAAACTCTCCACGTCACCGATGGTGATTCCCGAGCACTCCCCGCTTGAGATTCAGCATATTCGTAAGAAGTTTGCTCGCGACCTCGCTGAACGAGAGTTTTACCGTTCAAAGGAGTACAAGACACTTCAGAAGTCTGAAGGAACTCCAGGCAATAGAACATTGAACTCTATCCATCAAGCAACGGCCTATTCAATCAACGAACTAACGCCGTATATTCAAAAGGCGCTTGCTCCGCTACCTGTTGCGCGCGCAACGGTTACACGCGTCAATCGCCCTGACATTGAAGAAAAGCTCTCACGCAATGAGGGTGGTGAATTGAACACAGGCGCTGTAAAGAACGATAAAGACCTCGAAACCCTCGCAAAAGGGAAGCAATAGCCTATGGTGATGCGCCTCCTCACAAAACGAGAAGTAGACGCGGCAAAGGCTAAAGACAAGTCACGAGAGGTACAGGAAGGTCTAAAGCTGGCAAACCGTGTCGATAACCTCAGAGAAATCGTCGTTACTGAGGAGGCGGCATTATCAAAGTTTCGCAGAGAAACACTATCTAAAATACATGAAGAAATCACTCAAAAAACAGGCGAAAGGGACACTATCTCCCAAGAAGTCGCGAGGCTCAAAAAAGAGCGTGAAATCCTCGAAAAGCCCCTTGCAGAAGAATGGGACAAAGTTGCCGAAGAACGTGCAAGTCTTGCTAAAGACAGAAAAACGCTCTCAGATCGAGAAGAAGGAGTACGAGGCATGGAAGAAACAGCTCGAAAGGGACTTAAAAGCGCTCGAAATGAACAAAAAACAGCCGATACATATAGGCAAAACGCTCTCAAACTTGCTGAAGATGCTGAAAACGACCGTCGGGAGGCTACTCAAACCCTAGAGAAAGCCCGAAAGGTTGAACAGAACGCCCTTAAACTAAAAACCGAGATAGAGCAAGACCTTATTCACAGAGAAAATGCTATCTTTGCACGCGAGCGTGGGCTTATACTTCAAGAGGAGCAGATTAATAAAGACCGTGTAGCACTGAATAAGGAATGGGTGCTCCTTAACGACAGACAACGTTTGTTAGAGAGAAATCTCAAACGTCAAAAAAATCATGGGAGCAATTAACACAGGCACAGCAGTAGGTTACAGTTTTTTGAACATTACGGCGGCCGCGCCTACGACCACTGTGGTGCGTACAGGTTCAGGTATTTTACATAGCATCACTTTCAACAAGCCCGTTGCTACGGGGGTTATAACTATATACGACAACACCGCAGCTTCTGGCACACTAATCGGAACTATCACTATTCCTGCAAGCCCCATGCCAGTAACTCTCACGTACGATGCGCGATTTGAAACTGGCTTGACTATCGTTACCGCAACCGCAGCACAAGATATAACCGTTTCCTTTATTTAGAGTATGTCAAACGTCAACGGAAAAGATGATAACGGATACCCAGTCATCTGGGGTGTTTCCCATGTTGACGGTGTTACTCCTGTGCAGGTGCAATTCGACCCCGCAACACGTGGGATGAAAGTAGACATGGCAACCACTATCTCATTCGATCCTTCCGTTGACGCTTCTGTTGTTCCTTCCAACACCTTTTTAGCAATGGCAACTTCTTCCTCAGATGACGCAACAATCCGCCCATGGGTTGTTAATGCTTCAACAGGAGCTGTCTTAATTGACACCTAGCCTATGACAATGACTCAAAATGGTAAGCTCGCGATAGATGACAATGACAAGCCAGTCATGGGCGGTACGTCTTCGTCTGACAACGCCACAATAATCAACTCAGCCTTTGACCCAATAACACGCCGTCTTTTAACGGATGCTTCGGGTGGTGGATCGGGCACAGTCACTTCAGTATCAGTAGTCTCGGCAAACGGTTTTGCAGGTTCTGTCGCTGATCCTACTACAACTCCTGCTATAACCCTTTCAACCACAGTCAACTCTCCAGTCCTAGCTGGAAATGGTACTGCGCTCATAGCCGCAACAACCACTGGATCAGGTTCAACCGCAGTACTCGCCACAGCTCCAACATTCCCTACAAACATAACCGTGGGTGCGGCAGCAGGAGCGACTGGCGATATCCTTTTCAAGGGTACAACGTCAGGCACAGTTACTTTGACCGTTGCAGATGTAGCAGGAACGTGGACACTTCAACTTCCAGCTGACGATGGTAGTAACGGCCAAGTACTTACAACAAACGGCTCGGG